GACGCCCCCCGCCTAAAGGCCGGGATGGGCACCTGCGCCTGTTGCGGACACGGGATCATGCAGATCTGCATCATCCGAACCGGGAACGGCGACCTCTACGGGGTCGGGTCGGACTGCGTTTTGAAGACCGAGCACGAAGGGATCGCCCGGAAAGGCGTCGAAGCCGCCCTCGCCGCCCGCCGGAAGGCCATGAACGCCAAGAGAGCCGCCGCCAAGCGCAAAGCCGCGTGGGAGGCCGGGAGAGCCGCCAGGGAGGCCCGGGAGCTCGAGTGGGCCGTCCGCCAGCTTGCCGAATTCAAAGACCGCCGCCTCCGCGCCATTGCAAACGCGCCGGTCATTTCCTTTTTTTACGGAGAGGAAGCCAACAGCCTCCCAGGCACCCGCCAGCCCGAAGGCGAAGGATGGGGCAGCGAGGTCTGGCTGGACGAACAGAACGAGTGGCGTGCGTTTGGATTCAACGGGGGATTTAGAGCGAGCATTCTGGCCGACTTCCTGAACGGGAGCAACCCCGCCACATTGAGCCCCAGAGCCCAACACATTCTCGCCGACATCAAAGCCAAGAACAAAGGAGGCCGCGCCGGGAGCAAGGCGTACGAAGCCGTGTACCAGCAAGCAAGAGACATTCTGAGCGGAGCGCAGGCCGGAGCATAACCGGAGCCGGTGGGGGCAGAAATGTCCCCACCGGAGAAGGCCCGTAGAATAAGGGATTCAGCGCGAAGAAAAAAAAGTGAAAAAACTTCATCCTCGCCGTTGACAATACACGATAAATAGGGCATAATGGCAGCACGTTCGAAAAACGAGCGCAACCCCGAGACACCCAAAAACATGAGCACCCCAAAAATCAAGCTGGTAAACGTAAAGACCGAAGCCCTCCGCACCCGCCTCCGCGAAATGGACGGCCCCACCTTCCGCGAAGTGAGAGATGGATACTACCAAGCCGCCCAAGGCCTCGCCAGCCTCCTCGACGGCCTGAAGGCCTCCGGGATGAAAGAGGAAGCCGCCGCCGTTCAAAAAGCGATTGATGCCCTGGACAGCACCCGCATCGGAGTGGTCGCCTAACTTTAACCCCGAGACACCCACCGCCATGATCACCACCAAAACACTCGCCCCAGCCCTACGCGCCGCCGGATTCAAGACAAGCACCCGCAACCCTGAGTGGCTGGACCTTTTGAACGAGAAAGGGCACCTGAACCTCCGCGTGGTTTTTGGAGAAACCCAAGTCGAGCTTTACAAATTCAACGGCCTCCCCGCCGCCCTTTTGACCTGGGATGCGAAATTCTCCACCGAAATGCCCCAAGCGCCGGTCGCCGAATTGATTCTCGCCTCCGTTTAACCCCCAGCCCCAGAGACACCCACGACCATGAGCACGATTGACAGCGAAACCTTTTATGCCGCGATTGAGACCGCGCAAGACCCCACCGCCGACGCAGGCCACCTGCGCGAAGCTATCGCCACCCTTTACCCTTTCCTGCGCCGGTATTCAGACGCCCCCGGGGCCATCCGCTGCGGAGTCTTTCGGATTGCACGCCTGACCGGTATGAGCCACCAGAGAATCCGCCTGGACGCGCAACGCGACGCCCGCCACCGCGCCGCCTCCCTTTCACATTGAGCAACCCCAAACCCCAGAGACACCCAAACGCCATGCAAGCAAACATCACCACCACCCCGACCCTTCCAACCGTTCACCTTAACGGGACAAGCCGCCGCGACCTCCAGCAAGGGTACGACGCCGCCGCCGACAAGCTCCGCGACTTTGTCGAGGCCTGGGGGGCCGTTGAATTCAACGCCCGCGACTACTACGTCCAGAGCCCGGACGCCTACCCCACCGCCCGCGACGAGCGCTGCCAGATCAACGCCGCCCTCGCCGCCATAAAGGAGCACATCGACGCCATCCGCTTCCACCTTTACGACGTTTAACCCCCGCCCCCGACGACCATGGACCTCAACGACCTCAACGAAAAATTGACAGCCATCCGCGACACTTGCGGACCCGCAATCGTGGTGAACTTTTGGACGCCGAAGACCGGAGACCCCAAAGGCGACCTGCGGACCTTTCAAAACCTTTCCTTTTCCAGCCACACCCAAACCGTCGACATCCACCTCCAATGAGCACCGAGACCCCCAAGACCTTTTACAAGGTCATCCACCACCCAAGGACCGGACGCCCGCGCCTGCACAAAGCGACCGGCCACGTCTTGAGCAGGCAAAGCCGGAGCGCCACCGGTCAACCGTTCGTGAAGTTTACAGCGCCAACACCCCTGGCCACGTTTGGCCAGACCTTCACGACGCTGGATCAGGTCCACAGCACGCCCGCCGCCGCCACCGCCGCGCACTACGCCGAGGCCCGCCGCAAACTGGCCGAAGCGCACAAGGCGTACACGAAAGCCAGCGAGGCCAGCGTCGAGGCTGGATTGATGGCATACAAGTACCGGAACCCCGAGCAACCAGAGCAGCCCCAGGAGCCCACCATGCAGGCTGTGGGAGGCCACGCCCGCGCCAGCAAGCTTTCACCCGAGCGCCGCCGGGAGATCGCCCAGAACGCAGCCAACAAGCGCTGGGAGAAAGGAGCGCCCCAGCCATGAACAGCCCCCAGCCCCTCGACGATAACGAGATGCGCCTCCGCAAAGCCATCGAGAGCCACGCGATAACCGGCAATGCAGAGTGGCCAGCCCTTCCCACGTGGAGCATAAAACAACCCTGGGCCTGGGCCATCCTGCACGCAGGCAAAGACCGCGAGAACCGGCCCCGATGCACCGGGGGAGGATTTGGCTGGCACTACATCCACGCCAGCGCCGGAAAGGTAAAATGGGAGGAGGAACTGAGCCGCGCCTTTATTCTCGAAACGACCGAGCGAGAGATCACGGAACAAGCAATGGAAGCCGCCCCACGCGGAGCCATCGTCGGAGCCTTCCTCCTTGCAGGCTGGACCGACGAGGACGAAGGAAGCGACTGGTTTGTCGGCCCCAAAGCCCTCCGGATCATCAAAACCATTGCCTTCCCCACCCCCATCCCCGCCAAAGGCCAACTCGGCCTCTGGACATTCCCCAGAACCCAAACCAACCAAACACCATGCCCCGAAAAATAATCATCAGCGACCGAGACACCAAGCCCCTCAACCCGCACACCCGCGACAAGAACGTCACGCCCCAGCGCCAGACGCTCCTGGACGCCCTACGCGCCGCCGGAGACACCGGCCTGACCCAGAAGCAATGCACCGAAGCCGCCGGACCCAGAGCCCTCCCCTGGGCCATTGCCAAAGGCCACGCCAAGCACGCCGGGGGCGGAGTTTACAAAGCGAACGTCTCGGATCAGATACGCGAGGAGTAAAATATGAAAAACACGACAGACAGCCCCCGAGCGTTATCTGCATCCGATTTGTTCGTCCCGATTGACCCTGTGCCGTTGTGGGAAGAGGAGCCGGAAAAGATCACTGATGGAAACATGGTTGGCGTGTGGGCTGGTAGGTATCAGAAACTTGTGATGACACGCTCCGGCCACCCAAATGTTGAAGTCGATGTGGATTTCGCAATACCGCCAAGCGATGACGCCAAACCTGTGTGTATCGAAGGCGTGTGGCATTGGACGAACAACGAGCTCGCCAACGGGTAATCCCGTTTGGCGCTGCGTACGTTCGCTTCCAGTTTTTAACCTTTGACTTCCCACCGCCACCTTGCACAATAAAGCCCACGCCCTACCCCACCCAACATGAAACCCAAATATAAGTACACCACCGAAGCAGAGATCCCCGAAGCCCTCAAAGCCTTTTACCAGAAAGCCAGCGATGGCACCTGGGTGATCGACGTGGACGGAGCCGCCGACGCCGACCGCCTCCGGGAATTCCGGGACAACAACATCAGCCTGACCAAGGAGCTCGCCGACGTTAAAAAGGCCTGGGAAGGATTCAGCCCGGACGAGGTAAAAGCCCTGGTCGCCAAGAAGGCCGAGATCGAAGCCCAGAAGAGCAAGGACAAAGGCGAGATCGAGCAGCTTGTCACCCAGCGCACCGAGGCGATGAAGCAGGAGCACGAAAAAGCCCTGAACACCATCAAAACGCAGGCAGACGCGGCAAACGCCGAGCTTTCCAAAATCAAGATCGACCAAGCCCTCGTCGCAGCCGCTTCGAAGCACGGCCTCCGCGCCAGCGCCCAAACCGACCTCATCCACCGAGGCCGTACGATCTTCCAGCTTGAGAACGGCCAAGTGACGCCCAAAGGCCCGGATGGGAAACCGATCTATGGCCCAAAGGCCGAGCCATTGACGCCGGATGAATGGGTCGAAACCCTCGCCAAAGAAGCCCCTCACCTTTTCGAACAAAGCGCCGGGAGCGGAGCCGAGGGAAGCAAAGGAGGAGCCAAGGGAACCACCGGAGCCAACCCATGGAAGACCGAGACGCTCAACCGGACCCGCCAAGCGCAAATCTTGAAGACGGACCCACAAGCAGCCAAGCGCCTCGCCGCCGAGGCCGGGGTCCAACTGCCCTAAAATTTCCGGCCTGGATAACCGGAAAGGAGAACGATAAATGGGAGAACCCCAGCCGGAGCAATTCGGCTGGGGTTTTTTTATTTTGACAGGGTGACCAAAATGAAGTAAACCGGAAACACACAACCCCACGCCGCTCGGAGAGCAGCAAGGGACGCTCCGGCGGAGCGGACGAAACGCAGCATCAAACCTGCCGTCCCCGCCTACAATTGAGCAGGGAGGCGACCAACAAAAAAGCACCCCTCACCCACTACGACCATGCCAGACGAAAAAACAAACGTGACGGACGTCATCGTCCCCGAAATCTTCCTCCCGTACATGATTCAGCGGAGCACCGAGCTCTCCGCCTTTTCCCAAGCGGGCATCATTGAGCGCTCCGAGGAATGGGACAAAAAAGCCAGCGACGGAGGCACCCTGATCAATATGCCATTCTGGCAAAGCCTCGAAGGCGACGACCAGAACATCACCTCGTCCGGGAGCTTCGAAAGCAAAAAGATCACCGCCTCGAAGGACGTGGCCAAGAAGATCATGCGCGGAGATAGCTGGGCCGCACACGACCTCGCCGCCGTTCTTGCCGGTGACGACCCCCTGACCGCCGTCGGCGATATGCTCGCGGACTATTGGGCTCAGAAGACCCAGAAGACCGCCCTGGCCATTCTGCGTGGCATCTTTGCAGCCGCTTCGATGGCCGACAACACCCTGCACATCCACCACACCAGCGGAGGAGCAGGCAGCGGTACCGACGCCAACAAGTTCAACGGCCTGACGTTCATCGACGCGCAGCAATGCCTCGGCGACCATAAGAAATTCCTGACCGCCATCGCCATCCATTCCGAAGTGGAGAGCGCCCTCCGGAAGCAGGACTTGATCGACGACATCCCCGACAGCGAAGGCAAAGCCATGATCCCGACCTTTCAGGGATTGCGGGTGATCATCGACGACGGGATGGAAAAGGCGACCATTGACGGTGACCCCGTGTACACCACGTACCTTTTCGGTCGCGGAGCCCTGGCCATGGGCATGGACAGTTACAACCCCGACATCGAGACCGGGACCGGAACGTGGCAACTCGAGTGGGCACGCGACGCCAAAGCGCACGTGACCAGCTTGATCAACCGCCGCCGCTTCATCTTGCACCCACGGGGCGTCAAGTGGACCGAGGACACCATCGCAGCCGAATCGCCAACCAACGCGGAGCTCGCAACCTCCGCCAACTGGACTCGCGTTTTTGACCCGAAAAACGTCCGCGTCGTGCAATTTAAGCACAACATCTAAACCCCACCGGAGCCGGGGGAGGCTTGACACCTTCCCCGGCCTCGCCATCCTGAGACCACTATGAACCCCGATCTCGACGTCGCCCAAGTAGCCGCCCAACTGAAACGGCCCCGCCGGAACCTTCTCACAGAGCGAGAGCTTGCCGAGAAAAAGCGAAAGCTGGAAGCCCAAACCGCCCAACTTGCCGAGCTCAAGGGAGCACTAGAGGAGCGAGACAAGACCATCGAGGAAAAAGACGCCGAGATCCAGGAGACCAAGAAAAAGCTCGAGATTGCCGAGGCCACCATCGTCCAGCTTCGAAAGGCCATCCAAGAAACCCTCCCAGCCGACAGCACCGCACCGGCCACAGCAGCACCGGCCCCCAAAGCCACCCGAGGCCGCAAAGCGACCGAGGAAGCACCCGAAGCCCCAGGCATCGACGGCAAACCGCAAGACCCCCCACTTTCCGCGACAGAGTAAACCCCCACCATTCACCCCCCCTGCTACAATGAGAAACGACCCCCGCAAAAGCTTTTCACGCAACCTCCGCTGCCTTAACGTCCTCCGCGTGGCGTCCGCCGTCGCCCATCTTGAGACGGTGACCTTTGCAGGCCGCGTCTTTCGCGCCGACAACCGGAGCACCCCGCCCACCGTGGCCGGAGAGCTTGCCGTCGCCTTGAACAGCTACGCCACAGCCGCCAGCCGAGCGCTGACCATTGCCAGCGGACAGAACGCCGTCGCCAATGAAACCGTGACCATCGCCGGGGTGGTTTACACCTTCAAAAGCCTTGCCGCCACCGCCAACGACGTCCTCATCGGAGCCGACAACGCCGCGACCGCCGCCAACCTTGCCGCCGCCATCAACGCCGGAGCCGGAGCCGGGACAGCCTACGGGACCGGGACCGTGGCCAACCCGAGCGTGTCCGCCGCCGCCGCTTCCAACGTGGTCACCGTAACCGCCCGCATTCCCGGAACGGTAGGCAACAGCCTGACCATTTCCGAAACCATGAGCCAAGGAAGCTGGGCAAGCGCCGCCACCGCCCTGGCCGGAGGAGCCGACAGCAGCGCCGCCAACTTCACCACCGCCCTCGTCGCCGCCATTGCCGCCGACAGCAGCCAGCGAGTCGCAGCGACCCGGATCAGCGCAAATGAAGTGCTTTTTGAGGACTTGAGCGCAACCGCCAGCGTCGCCGCCGCTTGCACCGAGACCCTCGCCGGAAGCAATAACGCCTGGGCCTCGGCCAACACGTTTGGAGGCGAGGTCACCAACGGAATCCCGGACAGCATGATCCAGACCCGAGCAGCGACCGCCGTCGAAGTGGCCCTCGGTACCATGCACTTCCTTTTCCCCTTCACGCCCACCCGCTTCATCGTCCAGGCCCGGACGTCCGCCGGAGCGACCAAGTACATCACCAGCTTGGTCACCGTTTCAGGTCGCCGCCTGACGATCACCGCCGACGGAGCAACGGTCCTCGCCGCCACCGACGTCGTCACCGTCCAGGCCAGCCAATAACCCCAACGCCTGCCTTTTTCGCCATGGAAAAACGATTCTCCACCAGCCCCAAGGTCACCGCTTGGGTCTTGAGGGAGCGCAGGCGAAAGAGGCAGGCAGCAAACAACCAAGAGACGACCGGCCCGACCTACCGCCAACCGGGAGGAGTTTTCACCTACCGCCAGCCGGACGGTACAAGCCTTTACCTTTGCCCACCCTAGACCATGCCTGACATCACCACCAGCGCCGCCGTTCACGCTTTGCTGCAAAAAGCGAGCCTTGCAGAATTGCAGACGTACCTGGAGAGCCAAGCGCTGAGCCCAGGGGTGGCATACGTCCAAACGAACGGTAACGACTCAACGGGCGAGATCGGAAACCCTGCCAAACCCTACCTCACCGCACAAGCCGCTTTCAATGCCGGTGCCAGATCGTTTGAATTAGGGAGAGGCGTCACAGCCGGAATCACATACAGCATAGAGGGATTTTTCACGTTAGTCCTTTTTGCCAAAGGGAGAGGCAGAGATCAAAGCGTTCTCAACCTAAACATTCAAAGCCTAGATTCGGATTTTGAATTGATAATAAGGTCAGACAAAACGGTCCTATTTGAATTCATTACATTAACCAGAGGTGCCCCTGCGCCTGTGACATTGACCGCAATGGATTGCAACATCGGCACAATTTCTAGCAACAACACAATGGAAGGAGGGGGGGCAACTGATTTGGTTGGTGCAATTACATTCTGTAATGTGGAAACGGACACAGCGAACGCAGACGCCTATAACATTGCTTCCCTTTCAATGATCGAGGGAGCCGCTCGACTTCAACCCCCAAGCTGAAAATCATGCAACTCACAAGCACACCGCCCGCCGCCTTAACGCCAGTCTTTCAAACCATCGCCCGCATGGAGCGCCTTGCGAAACGAGGGATGGACACCTTGGAGGAGACGACCAAAAAAACCTTTGACCTAATCTGGCACAACTCAGAGGCAACGCCCGCTGAGATGTTGGCTGGCATGGGAACCAAGGCCGTCGAAAACTTCACGAAGCATCACGCCGCCGTCCTTGCGATTCGCGCCGCCGGAAAAGACACCTCAGCGTACGACACGCCGCCCTTGGCCTACACCGCCCACGAAGACGGAAAAATCACACTCGACCCGCCATGACACGCCTCCCAGAAATCGCCCTTGCAACGCTGGCCTGCTTGAGCCTTGCAGGGTGCGATCTTTTGGAAGGCATCCACCAGACCTCCCCGACCTACCGCCGCCCCGTTCCCTTTTCCACGCCCTGGTGGGAGGCCATGGAGATCCGCAAGAAAAAGCGCGAGATTGCCCACATTGAAACCGACTGGGCCGTCCACAAGCCAAAAAAACCGTTCATCTACCAGCCCTGACCATGCCCCTCATCGTTGAAGACGGAAGCAGACCCGAAGGAGCAAACACGTACGTCACGCTGGCCGAGGTCAACGCCCACGCCGCCCTCACCATGCACGCCGCCGCCTGGGCCGCAAAGACCGACCCGGAAAAGGAAGCCATCATCGCCACCGCCTGCCGGACCATTGACGCTGGGTACGACTGGGAAGGCTTTCTGGTCCTGGCCACCCAGCCGATGGCATGGCCCCGAAGCCGCGTCTTTTTCCGGGGCGTCGAGCTAACGGAGGAGCTCGACAGCAACAAGGTGCCGCACCAAGTAAAACGCGCCGCGTCCGAGTATTCGGTCCTCCTTGCCGTCGGAGGCGACCGCACCGGAGACCAGGACAGCGACGGCCTCAAGAGCGTCAAACTTGGCAAGGGAGCCGTGGAAGTCGAATTCGACAAGACCGCCAAACGGCCCATCCTTGGAAACTTGATCGCGCCAATTTTGAAGGGACTGGTGAAAGGAGCCGCGCTCGGAGGAAAGCGCCAGATCCCAATCGGCCAACGCTAGACCACCATGGGACTGACCGCCATCGCCACCGCCGCCGCCAGAATCGGATTCAAAGCCGCCGGAGATACCAAACAGGAGATCACCCTGGACATGGGACCAACCGGGACTTTCAACCCCGCGACCGATACCACCGCCACCACCTACGCCCACACCTGGACCGGCGAGGCCGTAGTCTGGGACGAGGCCCAGAAAGACGGAGCCGACGGCCCCCGCGCAACAAAGAAGATGGCCATGGTGCAAGCCGCCGACCTTCCAGCCGCCCCCCAGGAAAAAGACCGAGCGACCATCGGCGGCAAAACCTACGACATCAAAGCCGTCGAGACCGACCCAGCCGGAGCCACCCACATCCTGACCCTTTTGGAATGATCCTCAAGCTAAACGCCGCGCCCGCCGCCCTAGCCAAAGCCCTCGGCCTCGGTGTGGCCCAGGTCATGCAAAAAATCACCCTAGACTTGCAAGCCAACATCGCACAGCGGACACCGGTCGACACAGGCCGCGCCCGCTCTAGCTGGATAACGACCGTCGACCAGCCGAGCGACGACGTGCCCCCCGAAGGAGCCGGAGGAAACCCACCGCCGGTCCCGGTCGGAAGCATTGACCACAAAAAAACCGTCTTCATCGTTTCAAATTTGGACTACATCGAAGCCCTGGAGAACGGCCACAGCCAGCAAGCCCCAGCCGGAATGGTCGCTGTTTCCATCATTGAAACGGAAGCCGAAGTGGGGAACATTGTCGCGCAACTACGCAAATGAGAGACCAAGCACGCGCCGCCATTCTTTCCGCCATTCAGACCGGATGGGCCTCGGCCCCACCGATTGAGATGGTCTACTCGACCGACGAGCGGACGAGCGAAGAAAAGACCCCCTGGGGCCGCGCATCGATTCAGATCGGCGACACCAACGCCGCCGCAGTAGGAGACCGCCACGTCCGCGCCGTGGCCGTTCTTTTCGTCCAAGTATTTCTCCCGGAGAAGACCGGGACAAAGGCCGCATTTCAGACCGCCGACAAGCTCGACGACTTGCTGCGCTTCCAGAGGATACCGGTCGCCGACGTTGCAGGCTGGGACATTCACCTCGAGAGCGAGGGAGGCTGCAAAGGCCCGCTGCCAGCCGGGAAGCGCGAAGGCTACGACCAAATGCAAATCCAGATGACTTTTCGCCTCGAGGCGATCAACACCCCGTAAAAATTCAACTTGTGCAATTCAACCCGCAACCATAGAATCCACCCGCCATGTCTGACGCTAACTTTTCCCTCCTTGCCGCCCAGCCCGAAGCCACCTGGGGGACCACCCCAAGCCCAGCGACCGCCCTCAAGAAAATCCGCCTGACCAGCGAGAGCTTGCAGCACGAAAAGGAAACCATCATGTCCGAGGAGGTCCGGAGCGACCGCCAGATCAGCGACCTCGCGCAAGTAGGAGCCGCTGCAACGGGAAGCTTTGACTTCGAACTTTCTCATACCGACTTCCAGACATGGCTGCAAGCCGCCCTCTTCACCGACATCGTCACCGTCGCCGTTACCGCCTCGCTGGCATTGAACCACACCACGCAAGTGATCACCGGAACCGCCGGAGACTTCGACGACGTAATCGCCGGATGCTTTGTCAAGATTGCCGGAGCAGCCAACGCAGGCAACAACGGCCCCAAGCTGGTCGTGGCCAAGGCCACCGATGGCAGCACCATCACCCTCGCCGCCGGAAGCTTGACAGCGACCGAAACCACCGCCGTGACAATCTCCGGAAAGCACGCCAAAAACGGGAGCACCCGCAAAAGCTTTTCAATGGAGCGCCGCATCGAGGACACAGCCGGTGCCCACCACTTCCAGACCTACAAAGGCATGATGGTCGACACCTTGAGCCTCAACATTGAGAGCAAAGCGATTGTGACCGGGAGCGTGGGCCTGATTGGTCGCTACGGAGAAGCCCCGGACGAAAGCCTCCTGGACAGCGCAGCCGCCAAGGCCACCGGTACCCTCACCTTCACCACCAACCCGCACAACAACGACACCGTGACCATCGGGGGCCGTACCTACACCTTCAAAAGCAGCCTGGGAGCCACCGCCGGAGAAATCCTCATCGGAGCGAGCGCCAGCGCCAGCCTGGACAACTTGATCGCCGCCATCAACAACGCCGCCGGAGGTGGGACGACCTACGCAGCAGCAACCACCGTGCACGCTACGGTCACCGCCGCCGCCGGAGCAGGCGACACCATGGTCGTCACGGCCAAGGCCAACGGGACCGCCGGAAACGCCATCGGCACAACCGAGACTTTCACCGCCGCCGGGAACGTCTTCGGAGCTTCCACCTTGAGCGGAGGAGTCAACCCCCAAGCCTACGTCGAAGCCAGCACCGACCCCGTCCTCAACGGGACCGCCAACGTCGGCCAGCTTCGAAAAGACGGAGTGGCCATGGGCGAACATTTCAAGAGCGTCTCGCTTGAGATTGCCAACAACCTCCGAGGGAAAGACGCGATTGGATCGCTCGGGAACTTCGACATCGGAGTCGGAAGCTGCGAAGTAACCGGAAGCTTTCAGGCGTATTTCAGGGACAACACCCTCCTGGCCGACTTCATCGCCCACACCTACACCTCGCTGAGTTTGACGCTAACCGACGGCAACGGAGCCGTGATGGGCCTCCACCTTCCCCGGCTGAATTTCAGCACCGGAAACGCTAACATTTCAGGCAAGGACAGCGACGTGATGCAGCCCCTCGACTTCACCGCCATCCTTTCCGAGACCTACGGGGGAACCATTTTCCTCTCCTGGCTTGACGCCTAAAACCGAAATTCCCCACCATAGACAATAGAGAGCGCCGACCGGACGGCCACCGCGCCCCCTCTCCGGAAACGAGGGAGGCACAAACCCAAAACCAACCCCACCCCCCAAATGGACCTCAACACCTACCGCGCCAACCCAGACCTCGAAAAAAAGGGAGTCTGGAGACAACTTGAAGACGCCCGCTTTTTGATCGCTTCCAGCGCCTCCCCAGCCTACCGCACCGCGCTCACCAACGCCCTCCGGAAGCTTTCACCAAAGGAGCGCAAAGACCCCGCCGCCCTTGAGCGAGTCACCATCGACTGCATGGCCAAGCACGCCCTCCTGAGCTTTGAAGGCCTGACCGACAACGGCCAGCCCATGGAGCCCACCCCAGAGAACCGCCGGAAGGTCTTAGAAGTCGCAGCCGTCCGCGAATGGGTCGCCGAGCAATGCAACGACCTCACCAACTTCCAGGAAGAAAGGGACGCCGCCGACATGGCGGAGAGCAAAAGCAGCGCTCCTGTGGCTGATTAAGCACGGAGAGCATCTCGAGTACTTCGAAGCCCTCGCCGAAGCCAACCCGGACAACCCACCCGAGCCGCTACTCAACCGGCCCGAGGTGGACCCCGTAACCCAGGAATGGGTCGACACCTTCAACACCCTCTCAGCCGG